GTCCGAAGTTCTGGTTGTACATGTTGTCCAGCAGATTGCGTGTCACCACGCTCTTGATCTGCTGCAGAGGAATGGTCAGGTCAGCAATAGACAGGCCAAAGAATTTGTGTGGCACCTTGATAGGCGTCAGGCTGATGAAAGGAATGTTATCCACCTCATCGTTAGCCAGAATGGTGCTACCCACAGTGCAGACCTTGCGCAGTTCTGCAATGCCGTCACCGTCGTAATCCGTGCGAATGAATGACTCATGCAGCCAATACTCCTTCATCGCATCTTCGGTAGCAGTATTGTTGGTATCGAATGGATAGCCCGTGTTGTCGTTCATGTGGCGTGCCCAACGTTCGGCATCCCACGACAGGTTGAATCGGTCTGCTCCTTTCAGTTCTTCGGCGTCGATGTCAGGGTACATCTCACGCAGTTCTGATAGCGTCTTGCGCACACGGTGGCATACGAAGCGTGCGTCCTGTATGCTCTTGGCCTCACGGTTGATCAGAAACTCCTCAGGCGGTACGTTCTCAATGACGATTCTTCCATCCAGTTGATGACGCTTGATGACAATATCATGCACCATCTGTCCGTCGTACCCCGTGTAAGCCTCATGCTCAATGACTTCAACTTCAGTATCCATGAGAAGTTTGTCCAGTTCCACTTCGGTGAGGTTCTTGTACTCCTCACGCTGCGTACCGTTGTACTCCTCCCACCAGACCTTGACGATACCGTTCTTCTGAAGCAGGGCGTCGGTGAACCAGTTGTACAGAATAGACCAGCCATCATTCTGACGACGCAGTACGTAGTTTACGTAGTCTGTGGCCTGCTGCGCAGACTCCACATCCTCTGGGCCTTGCGGCTCAAACTGTACCAGTTCGTCGCCTGATGCGAACACACGCATGAGGGATGGCTTGATCCACTCAATGCTGTCCTGTACGGTGCTGTCAACAAACGAAGATCGACCTTCGACCTCATTGCCCAAAGGCTCACCGTAGTAGTAGGACATTGCAGTGGCACGCTGTGCGGAGATCTTATCTCCCCAACCCAGCGCATCCGTAATCTCTGCATCAACCCTACGGATGATGTCTTCGTCTGTTATATCTCTGTCATGCATTATATAAATCCGTAGTTCGGGTACTGAACTGGTTTTTCAAAGTTAAAGTTCCACGTGGTATCTTCACCTGCGACTCCCCACCTTCTGCTCATGAATCCATATCGCATGGCAGACATACTATCATCTCTTACGGGTACTATCTTCCCATCCTTGCGGTGGTATTGCCGGTACTCTTGTAGTAGGTGGTGGAGGTCCGATTTGATTTTGAACCGCCCTTCTTCCATCCAGACGACCATCTGCTGAATACCTTCTTCAACGGAATTGGAACCTTTCTTTTGACCAAGTGCAGGTGGATTTGAAAAGTGATCCAGAAGAAAGTTACAACCATGAGACCGATACTGATCAGCAAGGCCGGGATTGCCCATAGAATCCCTACGATTACCATCATGAGGATACGCAATGGGGATGAACTGCGGTCTGCGCATGATCTCCCTTGCGTGTTCCGCTGGCGACCTCTTGTTCGCATTGTATGCGTCATATACGTAAAATATTTCCTCATCAGGGTCTAGGGCACCCCACACCACAGCGGTGTCGTGATCCCATCCAAAGTCAATTCCGGCAATGCGGGGCCAATGAGACTGTATACGAACATCGTCGTAGATCAGTTTCTCCTCAGGTATGGGAAACACCAAGCCTGAGCCAATGGTAGGCTTGCCGTACTTGCGCATCTCCCGCTCATGCGGGCTGTAGGCTGCCAGAATCTGTTCCATCGTAATATGGTCCAGATGTCCGGGCTTGCCCGTCACAACCGTTCTGATGTCCTCTGAGGCGTCATCCCATGTTGCATTGGTCAGGGACTGGCCACGCTTCAGATCGTTCATGAAGGCGCTCACAGTCTCTGTCATTCCCTGCTCAGGTGTAAATGTCAGGTACACCATACCCTTACGGTCTAATGTACGTGTCACCGCCTGTGAGTACAAGGCTCTGTCTGGCTCCTCATCAAGCCAGATACAGTCAACAGATCGACCCATCCACTTCTCTACGCCAGATTCGTATGACTTGAAGTGTACGGTGCTGTTATTACCGCTTACGTGTTTTATAACAGCCAATGCTTTAGCGTTAGGCACGCCCGGTTTTCTTTCCGTTGAAACGATACAGTCTCTGGGGATTGCTCCGGTACCGAAGGCTTCTGGGTCTTCCGGGCTACCTAACAGTTCTGCTTGGCAGATGTCTCTGGTTGATTCGTTAGAGACACCGCCCACCCAAGCGTTGATCGCCT